AATGGCGTTTACAGATGGAACTGCTACTCCAGCCGCAGGAGCAACAGTATTGCCAACAGGGGTTGAAATGATCGCAAGTGTTGGTAATATAAGATCAACTCCTTGGGCTAATGTTGTTACTGGGGCAAGTAACACCTGGACTAAGGTTGCGGCATAATTTATGAAATTGAATTTTTTAAAATATAGGTATATAAATTAATCATGGCATCCACTTATTCAGATAGACTTAAAATAGAACTTATGGAAACAGGGGCAAATGCCAATGTTTGGGGAACTAATACAAATAACAATTTAAATGTCATTGAAGCATTCGGTGCAGGTTATCTTGCAAAATCTGTTGCGGGTTCCGCTGATGTAACTTTAACAACAGCAGACGCAGATCCTAATTCAGAATCAGCAAAAAAAGTTATCGAATTTACAGGAGAGTTAACTGGGGATATTAAAGTTTTCATTCCTGCTGTAGAAAATAACTACATATTCTTTAATAATACAACAGGATCTTTTACACTTACTGTAGCACCTACAGGTCACGCATCTAATGGAGCTGCTATTGTACAAGGTTCTCACACAATTCAATACTGTACAGGAGATACAGTAGTAGATCTTTTTGCAAATTCTTTAGGAACTGTCAGTGTTAAAGGAAACGCAAATGTAGCTTCAGATGTAACAGTTAAAGCAAATGGTCAGTTAAGTGCAACTTCTTTTACAGGAAGTGGTTCTGGATTGGATGGCGTTGTAACACTTGATCCAGGAACACAAATGGTTTTTTTAGAAGCTTCCGCTCCGACAGGTTGGACACAAAACACAGCTTCAACTCTAGCAAACGCTACTCTAAGAGTTATTACATCTGGCACAGCAGGAACAGGCGGTGCAGATAGTTTTGAGACAGTGTTCGCATCTAAAAGTGCTGCTGGTGATCCCACTGCAAATGATTTATCTAGTTTATCAACATCAGGCGGCACAGTGGGTAGTACTACTCTTTCGTCACCACAGATGGCAAGTCACACACACAGTCACACAGCAGTTCAATCAAACTTTCCTACAATTATAAATGCTTTTGCAGCAGGAGCTTCATTAAGCAATAGTCATAACTACAATAACAACGCTGGTGGAGGTGGTTCTCATAGTCACCCTGTGGCAGGTACTGCTTCTTTTACAGGAAGTATAGCAACATCATCCCCTGTAAGTCTTTCTGTACCTAATATGGATATTAAACATGCAAATGTAATAGTTTGCAGTAAGGATTAAAAATGGCAAGTACGTATTCAGATAGATTAAAACTAGAATTAATGGAAACAGGTGCAAACGCAAACACCTGGGGGCAAAACACTAATACTAATCTCGAAACAATTGATGCATTTAATGCAGGTTATTTATCTAAATCAGTGGCGGGATCTGCTGACGTAACTTTAACTACCAATAATGCCGATCCTAATGCTGAGGCATCTAACAGAGTTATTGAATTTACAGGAGCTTTAACTGGGGATATTAAAGTCTTTGTTCCCGCAGTAGAAAACAATTATATATTTTTTAACAATACTACAGGATCTCAAACACTTACAGTGGCTCCTACAGGACACGCTTCTAATGGTGTAGTTATCACTCAAGGTGCTCACACTATTCAATATTGCACAGGAAATAAAATTATAGATTTATTTGCAAATTCTTTTGGTAATCTTTCTGCAAAAACTCAAATTAAAGTTGGAGATAATATTAAATTGAACGCTAATGGTGTTGTTGAGGCAACAGCTTTGGTGGGTAACGGTGCGGGTTTAACGGGTGTAGAAGAATTCGCATCAGGTACGGAAGCGTTGTTTGTACAAACAGCAGCTCCCACAGGTTTTACTACAAATACAAACTCAACTTTAACAGAATGTTGTTTACAAGTAGTTACAGGAACAGGTGGCGGTGCAGGAGGAGCGGATGCTTTTAGCACTACGTTTGGAGGTTCAAAAACAGCTACATCATCAGGAACTCCTTTAGATGTTTCTAGTTTGACATTATCTGGAATAGCTGCAGGTAATCACTCATTAAGTACACCTGAAATTCCAAGTCATAACCATACCACAGTTGTGGTAGCTAACCCTGAGCCATCTCCTTATGGAGATCAAAGGGGACCTCAAATTAACGGACAAGGTGGTAGAACTGTGGCTGTTAGAAATTCAGGCGGTGCAGGTGGATCAGGTGCTCATGGTCACCCTTTAACAGGTGTTGCTTTGAGTGGAACAATATCTGCTGATCTATCTTTATCAGTACCTACTATGGACTTAAAACGTGTAGATAGTATAGTAGCAACAAAGGATTAAAACATGACAAGTAATTATTCAAGCAGTTATAAATTAGAGCTCCAACAAACAGGAGCAAATGCAAACACCTGGGGCAATAACACAAACAATAACCTAGAAACGGTTGATGCTTTTTCAGCAGGGTATTTAGCTAAATCAGTAGCAGGTTCAGCAGATGTTACATTAACATCAAATAATGCTGATCCAACCGCTGAGGCTTCAAATAAAGTTATAGAACTCACAGGAACTTTAACAGGAAACATTAAAGTTTTTATTCCTGCAGTAGAAAACTATTATTATATATTCAATAATACCGCAGGTTCTTTTACCTTAGATATAGCACCCACTGGGCATGCTTCAAACAGTGTTGAAATTGTTCAAGGTTCTCATACAATATTATATTGTAAGAATGGAGATGAGGTTGTAGATCTTTTTGCAAACTCTTTAGGTAACTTAAGTATTAAAAATTCATTAACTGTAAATGGTGCCGTGTTTACGGCAGCAAACGGAACTGTTGATGCAACCACATATTCTGGAAATGGAGCTGCTTTGACTGGGGTATCAAGTATTCCTTCTGGTACAACCGCTTTATTTTTTCAAGGTGCAGCTCCTAGTGGATGGACTCAAAATACTGATGCTTCAATAAACACTACTACTTTGAGAGTGGTAACAGGAACAGGTGCTGGAACAGGCGGAGCAGATAGTTTTGCAACTGTATTTAATAATTCTAAAAATACTGCTTCCGGAGCTTTTACTTTTGACGATGTAAGTGGTGCCACAACAGACACCTCTGGTATGTCTTTGGGAGCCACTAGTATTGGTGCTCCTGCAATGCCTACTCATACTCATACAGATTATAATCAACCACAATTAGTAGGACAAAGAAACTTTTTTGATGTATCACGTGGTGGTAATGTTCAGTCTAGTAGCACTGGTGGAGGTGGTTCTCATAGTCACCCAGTTACAGGTGGAACTCTTGGTGGAAGTGCAAGTGCTACCACTGCTTTAGCAGTGTCCAATATGGATTTAAAATTTGCAAATGTAATTGCATGTTCCAAAGACTAGTGATAATTTTAAAGTAATAAATGCCAATATTCGATCCAGACGGAAAGTGCCCTCTTTTAAATAAAAAATGCATAAAACATCAGTGTATCTGGTATAATATGTTACAGGGAAAAAATCCTCAGACAGGTCAAAACGTACAAGAATGGGGATGTTCAATAGCGTGGCTCCCGTTACTTTTAGTTGAAAATTCAGGAAAACAAGTACAAACAAACGCTTCTATAGAGTCTTTTCGTAATGAAATGGTTAAGGCAAATATGGTTACCTTAGCTTTAGTGGAAACACAAAAAAAGAAAGAAGAAGGTAACAAAGAAAATGGTAGTATTTGGGGCAATATTTCTGCCAGTCAAGATGCTCTTGCAAATGGAGAGGATGTTACTGAAGATATTGCATTGCTATCTAATAAAAAAAATGATACAAAAAGAAAGGTAAAAAGGACTAAAAAAAATGCCAATAACAATAAACAACGTAACAATAAATAATCGACTTACTATTATTAACGATGCTGATGTAAATAGAGAAAACCCTAATAATGGGCCTAAAGAATATTCAGGCGATACCGAAGTAGATGTATTAATTGATGGTACTGCTTATTTAAATATAAACGGTGCTGATATTGTTCCAGATAATGTTCACGCTTTACAATATAAACCAGCAACAAATTCTGGTTGGATAGAGTTTGACGGAACAGGGCCTAATCAAGATATTGGCCCATCTGATATACCTGCTTGGGCAAACACTATGGTCACAAGATGGAATGGTGCAAAGGCATATGAAGAAACCTACAATTCAACTTATCAAACAGAGTTTGATAATGCTGTAGCAAATCTTGATTCAAGTTCTGAAACATATGGATCAGACTTAGCCAATGCTCAAGCTTCTGCTCAAACCACTGCCGTATCAGCTGCTACCACTGCAAAAAATAACATCTTAAGTGCTTAATCTTAAAAGTTCGGTATTAGATTACTCCATCACAATTAAAAAGGTGATGAAGGAACCTTTGATTAAATTAATTAACGAAGAGATTTATTCTAATGTTGATGCTTTTGAAAATGGTGCTGTTTCTAATGGTGAGAATCAAAATATTAGATCGGTGAAAGTAAACGGACTTTTCGAAGATGACATAGGTTCTTCTGTGTCTAGAAGATTTATATTCAATGATTTAAAAAAATTTACTTCATCTTTAGAAGACTCATATAGGGAAAGTGTATGTAGTTTTTATCATTCAAGAGATAATTACTTTCAATTTTTGTATTATGATTCAAAAATGAGAGGTCATTATGATTATCATACTGATTATGTGAAAAAACATCCTAGAATTTTAACTATTATAGTCGGATTAAATTCTGTTGACGAATATGAAGGGGGAGAACTTTTCGTTCAAAATCATATGAAGGGTGTTAAATTAGACAAAGGAGATGCAATAATGTTTCCCTCAAATTTTATGTATCCTCATAAGGTTGCTCCTGTTACAGAGGGAGAAAGAAAAGTTTTAATAATATGGACCCAGTAGCTTTTTTTAAACAAAACAAATATGTATATGTACCACAAATGATAAGTGGGGAGCTTACTAATTTTATATATAATTATTTAATTTTAAAATCTTGTACTAATGTTGATTTTAGTCAAGATACTAAAAAACCAAGAATGGATTATCTAAGATACTGTTATGCAGACTTAAGCACTGAGACTTTATCAAGTGTACTGTGTGAAAAATTAAGTTTTATAACTCAAAAAAAACTATGTCCTACCTACACTTACACAAGAGTTTATAGCAGAGGTGATGAATTACCTCCGCATACTGATAGACCTTCTTGTCAATACTCAGTAACTATTAATTTTGGTGGAGATCCTTGGGCAATTAGTTTTGGTCAGTTTAACAAAGATAGAAATCTTAACGATGGATATAGTTTACTTACTTCAGTTACTTTAAAACCAGGAGATGGTGTAGTTTATATGGGCGAGGAGTTAATACATTGGAGAAACAAATTTAATGGAGATCATTGTGCACAAGCTTTTCTTCACTATATTGATGAGGATGGTCCTTATCATCCAGAGTGGGCGTTTGATAAAAGACCTAACATTGGTTATAGGTAATAATGATTGATTATTGTGATGATATTTTTGATAAAAAATATTTAGATGAAATAGCAAGTGAGTTAATTAAAGCTCCCTGGTATGCACAAAATGTTGCTAATAGAAATTCTTGGCCTTATCAAGAAAGAGGCTCACACAGATTATTAGGTGATTATTTTTTTCATAGACTTAGTGAAGACGATATAAGATACAATTCAAATAGAAATCTATCTAATAATTTTATAAATGCTTTTAAGGCTATTAATCAAAGATTAAATAAAGATTTACGATTAATGGAATGTGATACGAATCTACAATTTAAAGGTATGGATGGTAGTTTTCACACAGATGGAAGAGATGATCAAATAGCTTATATATTAATGTTAAGTAATGAGATTGTTGAAGATATTGGTGGTGAATTTATAAATGAAACTATGAATTTTACTGTCCCTTATAAATATGGTAGGGTTATAGCAATAACAGCTAGTGATAAACACAGAGCTAATGCTTTTACTCAACCACATATCGCTAGAATATCAGTAAAATGGTTAGGAGAATTAAATGCTTAATAAAGAAGAATTAAAAAACAAAAACTTTAGAATTTTTTTAGGAATGCCTATGTACGGAGGTATGCTTACAGAAAACACAATGCATGGCTTACTACAATTACAACAATGGACAATGGCTAATAATGTAGGAATGCGTATACAAACAATGGGTAATGAGAGTTTGATCACCCGAGCAAGAAATACAGTTGTTTCCATGATGATGGACCATAAAGATTTTGTTGCTACTCACTTATTGTTTATTGATTCTGACATAGGGTTTCAGGCTCAAAATATTGAAAGATTGCTTTCTTTTGATAAAGATGTTGTGTGTGGTATTTATCCTCGTAAACATATTTATTTTGATAAAATAAAACAATCTTTACAAGAAAATCCTAATGCTGATGCTGAAGAACTTGAAGTAAAGTCTTTAGGCTATAATCTTAATTTTGATGATCCATTAAATGTTAAAATGGAGCATGGTTTTTGCAAGGTGCAAGAAGCAGCTACAGGTATGATGCTTGTAAAGAGAGAAGTTTTTACAACCATGATGAAAAAATTTCCAGAACGTAAATATGATTCAGATCAAATTGTAAATGGTCAGTCTTATAGCTCTGACAATTGTTATGATTTATTCTGTGCAGGTGTATATGAAACAGCAGGTAAAAAAAGATATCTATCAGAGGATTATTATTTTTCAAGATTATGGCAAGAATGTGGAGGAGATATATGGGCTGATATAGCTATGCCTCTAACACATTTTGGTAATAGGGCATTTAAAGGACATGTAGGCTCATTATTTAAACAAAAAACGGATAATGATTGAACAAGTAGTTTACAAAGAATCAGTTTTTTATAATGATTATAAAGGTGATGCTAACGTCATACAATCACACATAGATCATATTTTAACTTTTGATAAGGGTAGAAAAATTAGTAATGCAGGAGGATATCAAAGCAATTTTATTACTTTTGGTTTTAATGATTTATTACAATTTGCATTAGATAGTTTTGCAACCATTGGTAAAAAGGCACAATTGAACACCTTTTGGTTAAATATAAATTCAGGTAATGATTTTAATTACGTACATGTTCATTCTTTTGAAGAGTGGTCAGTAGTTTATTATCACAAAGTTTGTTGTGAAAAAGCAACTACAAATTTTCATCATTTAGTTCCTGCGTTAATACCTGATAAATTTAATTTCGTACCAGTAGAAAGACGTATGATTTTTTTTAAAGGAGAGCTGCCTCATTCTGTTAGCCCTTGTGGAGAGGCAAACCATCAAAGGATTACACTAGCTTTTAATTTTCGTATTCTACAAGAGTAATGTTAATAAATTATGCTTATACCTCACAGGTATTACCTAAAGCAATACTATTAGAACCAGTCAGGTATTTAAATTACTATGAGATAGGAAAACCTTATATTAACTGCCCTGCTATAACAGACTTTTATAAAAATGTTTTTGTTATACCAATGCCTCTTGATTTTTACTGTAAAATTGCACTTGATCAAGAGCAAGTAATTTTTAAGGAATCAAACTTACAAATAGAAGTTGCTAGAGCCTTTTGTCAGATACAAGGTAGTTCTGATTTATCTTACGATATGCAGTTCTCTCCATTAGAAATTACATATTGGTCTGATGAAGATTGTGTCACTGAAGCTTGGGGACCACCGATGAATAACCTCTTAAATATTGGTGGATGTTATAATATTAAAAATTGGATTAGACCTAATCACTCAGCATATTTAATACCAAAAAAAGCTACTGAGTTAGTTTTAGATTTTAAAAAAGGTAATCCATGGCTATTTATAAAGTTTAATTCGGAAAAGAAAATAGACCTTAAATACAATTATGATTTAGCTATCTTGGAAGAAGCAAAAAAAATGGCTCGTTCTAGTAGTCTAATATCTGGTGTTAAAAAATACTTTAAAAAATTTAATAAAATCAGACCTAGAAAACTTACAAAATAATAGTATATTGACAAAATGCCCTTAGTTAATTTTAGACCAGCTCCAGGTATTAATAAAGAAGTCACTGATTACACAGGCCAAGGCAAGTGGACAGACGGTGATAACGTACGTTTTTTTCAGGGATTACCCCAAAAAATACAAGGATGGGAGAAGTTTATTGCTACAACTCTAGTAGGAGTGGCTAGAGATCAACATGCTTGGGTAGCCTTAGATGGCACAAGATACAATGCTATAGGCACAGATAGAAAATTATACGTAATACAAGAGGGATTAGCTTATGACATTACTCCCATTAGACGAGGACCAACTGCATTAACTAATCCTTTTACAACAAACGCAACAACCTCTGTGGTAGTCACAGATACCGGTCATGGTTGCGTGCAAGGGAGCTTTGTAACCTTTGATTCATTTTCAGCGATAGATGGACTAGATATGAATAAAGAGTTTGAAGTAACTTCTGTAGTTAATTCCGCTGCATATGTAGTTACTCATACAAGCACCGCATCTGGTTCTACAGCAGCTGGAGGAGGAACAGGTAATGCTACCTATCAGATAAACTTAGGTCCAGAATTTTCTGTTCCTGCTTTTGGTTGGGGAACAGCCACTTGGAACACTGCTACATGGGGTACACCTAGATCAAGCTCTAATGTAACACTTGAAGCGAGACAATGGTCATTAGATAATTTTGGTGAAGACTTAATAGCCACTGTTTTAAACGGTGGTACTTTTCAATGGGATACTTCAGCAGGTGTTTCTACAAGAGCTGCTGCTGTTACTAGTGCTCCAACGGCTTCAAGATTAAGTTTAGTGTCAACACCTGACAGACATTTAATGATTATGGGAACAGAAAGCACGATTGGCGATACAGCTACTCAAGATGATTTACTTATTCGATTTTCTGATCAAGAAAATATTACCTCATATCAACCAACAGCAGAGAATACTGCTGGTTCACTACGTATTGCTGACGGATCACGGATCATGGCAGCGGAACGTTCTAGAGGTCAAATATTAGTATGGACAGATACCTCACTACACTCACTACAGTTTATTGGTCCACCTTTTACTTTTGGTCTTAGACAATTAGGTCAGAACTGCGGAATTATTGGAAGTCATGCGGGTGTTGATTTAAATGGTACTGCTTATTGGATGTCGCAAGATTCTTTCTACCTGTTTGATGGTGCGGTGAAAAAATTACCTTGCACAGTAGAACAATTTGTTTTTAATAATATTAATCAAACAGCTGCAGAAAATGCTTTTGCCGGGCATAATGGTGAATTTAATGAAATACTATGGTTTTATCCTAGAACGGGATCTGATCAAATAAATGCAATTGTAGCTTACAATTACTTAGAGCAAACTTGGTGGACTGGAACTCTTGCCCGCACATCATGGATTGATCGTGAAGTATATGACAATCCAGTGGGAACTGAATATCTTGCTAACACAGTTGCAAATAATGAAACAATATTAGGATTGACTGATGGTGCAACTCAAATTTATTTACATGAGACAGGTAATGACGCAGATGGTCAAGCTATGACTGCTTTTGTTAAATCAGGCTCGGTTGAAATTGGTGAGGGAAATGATATACAGATAGTACAGAAATTAATACCTGATGTTCAGAATCAATCAGGTGTTTTAAACATGGATTTAGAATTTAAATATTACCCTAACAATACTCAAAGTGTTACCAAAACTACAACATTTAGTGATACAACAGAATTTGTAAGTCTACGAGGAAGAGGAAGGGAATTTACTGTCAATGTTGTTTCAAATACAGCAGGAACTTCTTGGAGATTAGGAACTCAACGTTTTGATATACAGCCTGACGGAAGGAGATAAAATGTTTTTATTATGGCACACACTTTTAATAATTGGTTTTTTAGGAGTAGCTTTCACTCTTGGATTTTTAATGGGGAAAAAATTTAAAAAATTGACATTATAAAATTTTATGAAGAAAGGAGATAGATTTGCTTAACCCCATCGTACAAGAAAGCTTTTATAGTGCAAAAATAGAAGAAAATGTTTGTAAAAAAGCATTAGATTTTATTACACCTCATCAACAAAAGTTTGAAGAACAAACTTGGAATTGTAAAATTAGAACATCAAATACATTAACGCATAATATTCTTAATTTACCAGATCTACATGAATTAAAAATGCATGCCTTAAGTCATGTTTCTAATTACATGTATCAGACAAAATTATTTTTAGATGGATATATTAGAGAGTCTTGGATTAATATATATGAAAAAGATTTTTACCAAGAATTTCATACTCACACAGGTCCTATACATAGATATATATCGGCAGTTATTTATTTAACAGATGAAAACTCTGAGATTGAATTTAATATAGAAAAAAGAACTAAAATAAAGCCTGAATTTTCTCAAATCTTTATATTTCCAGAGCATTTACCACATAGAGTTATACAAAATAAAAATGATAAATTAAGAATAAGCTTGGCTTTTAATTTTGTTTGTTGCGAAGTTTGGGATATAATTAATCTATAATGGCTAAATTAACATTACAGAGATTTCCTGACGCTCCCGATCAATATGAAAGACAACAATTTTCGGAATTAGTAAGACAATTGGAAGAAATGATTCAACAATTAAACTCACAATACACAGAAGACACAAAAGAAGAAGCAACACGAAGAGCTGTCTTTTTTGCTATAGGAGGAGTAAGTGAATAATGTCTGATCGATTTAGAACCTTTACAGCCAATCCTGCGAACACAGGAGCGAATACTTTATTTACTGTTCCTGTAGCTAATGTAGCTGCAACACCTCCCACTCCAGTGACCACTTTTATTGCAAAAACAATTGTTCTACATAATGATTCAGGATCTGGAACTCTAGATGCCGTGCTAACTTACAATGATGGAAGCACTGATTTTGAAATAAATAATGTTGCGGTGGCTCATCAAGCTACAAAAATCATCAATGGTACATTTGTTTTTGAGGAAGGGGATAGCCTAAAAGTCACTTCAAGTTCTGCTAACGATTTGGTTATTAAAGTATCCGTGTTAGAGATTAAAGCACAACAATAGTTTGAAAACAATAAAATTTTCTTCACCCTTAAAAGGTTATGTTGCAGAACCAAAACCTTCTTTACAATTTATTCCTGAAACATTTAAAAAAATGCCAGGATTATTAAAAAACAAAGAAGTATATTCAACTGTTAAAAAATGTATTCCTTTTTTAGATGCTTTTACAACTGGCTACATAATTCCTTTTCAGACAGACATTGATTATATATATGATAAAAAAATTGATGAATGTAGATTTGATTTAAATTTAGCCATACCTAATGAATTTCTTGAATATCTTAAGGTTGAAGAACATCATTCTTTACAAATTTCAAAAGAGCTTAGAAACCCAAGAGCAACAATAGACATAGTTTTAAAATTTTCTAATTCTTGGACAATAAAAACTCCTCCAGGCTATAGTTGTATATTCGTTACGCCTTTTAATCATCCGTTGCCTTTTGAACTTGTAACTGGTGTGGTGGATACTGATTTATATGAATTACCTATAAATTTTCCTTTTTATTGGACAGCAGATCCTAAAAAAGACCATGTGCTTAAACAAGGAACTCCTATGGCAATGGTCATTCCTTTTAAGAGAGAGGATTGGAAAATAGAACTTAGTAATGTGTCTGATAATGAAAAAAATAAATTAAATCTAAAAAGACTAGGATATTTTAGTAAAGTTTTTGACAATTATAAAAGTAAGTTTTGGACAAAAAAGTCATACAAATAACTATTGATTTCAAGATTTTAACCTATAAAAATATATTATGGCAAAGATTATAGATGAACCAATTATCTTACGCTATGAGTATGACGCAGAGGGAAATCAAATCCCTGTCTATAGTTGTAAGGTAGAAACCACTATTACTAATACAAGAACAGGTGTCGAATATGA